ATTAGACCAGAGGTAGTTGCACCACCAGCTTTGATAGAGCAGATTGCACCAGAGGTGTAACCAGCAGCGGTCAAGGCAGGATTGTCAACGCCAGGGTCTCCAGTAAGGGTAAGGTCAGGAACGGTAGTACCGTCATTCTGGCCGTAGTACTCTAACTCAAGATACATGTGTATCTCCTATGATATTTTTTTGGAATTTGTGGATCAGCGCGGTGCAAGATCACTAGAAACAAAGTCCTTGTATATTAGTGTTAAGTAGTTTATTTATCGTTTACTTATAAATTTAATGTAGTATTAAACTATTAGAATGTTTAATAAGGGGTTCAAATGTCTCATCGAGAAGCACTCTTAGGCCACAACTACGATAAACTAACTATGCTAAAATCAGGTATTTATATGATGGTTAACAAGGAGACCGGATCTTTGTACATCGGATCAGCCAGGGAGTTCAAGTATAGGTGGAATAAGCATATTTCTGAATTTTTACATAAAAAGCATAGTAACCAGAGATTGCAAAGAGTATGGGATAAGTATGGAAATAAGAAATTAATGTGGATAATTGTTGAATTATGTCCAATTGACCAGTTACTTAAACAAGAACAAGTATGGCTAGATTACATTCGTGATTGCAAGATTGAGACCTACAACATTCTTTTAATAGCTAACTCTAGATTGGGTATAAAATGTTCATCTGAGACAAAAGAAAAAATGTCTTTATCTGCTCGTAAAAGGATGATGCCACCTCAATCAGAGCAACATAAGTTAAATATCACTAAGGGGACTAAGGGATTGAAACGCTCAAACTCAACTAAATTGAAAATCTCTAAATTAAAAATAGGTAACAAGAATACCGCTGGCCTTAAATGGATTCATACGGTCACTGAAAATAAAAGAGTAAAACCAGAGGAGCTAGCCACTTACCTTAGCTCAGGGTGGGTTCTAGGGCGATTGTAAATGAACAGATATAAAAAGTTAGAGCCCAGTTTCCCAGGCCCTAACTTATCTTTTTTGGTTAATTATTAACCGAATGCTTCATCATCAGGGAATACTAGGGAAGCTAGCATTGCAGATTCCTTAGCTCTCTCAGGAGTAGCGGCCTTTACATTACCGAGTGAGCGGATAGGAGCGGCAGTCTTCTTCTTAGCAGCCTTCTCAAACTTAGGCTCAGTGTCTCTCTTGTAGCCTTCTAGATTGAAGTCCTCATCCTTGATACCATTTAGGACATCTAGAAGAACATCGCCTTCATGGTCCTCTTCGGCATCAGCAACGTTACCCTTGGAGATAATCTTGTCGCCCATTTCACCAGGAGTGACTATGCCTTCTTTGCCAGCGGTCACGAATAGAGCATCCATGGAGCTTACAGAAGCGTTGTGGGAGAAGAAATCAGAGGCATCAGCGAATTCCATACCTTCTGTGTCTAGGGCTCCTTCGAGTTCCTTAGCAGAAGAGGGTCCGAAGAAATCATCAGCAGCGGCTTCGATTTCGCCATCAAATTCATCTTCGTTAGCGAGATTGTCAACATTATCGTTCATTCCATCTTCGTCAAAGATAGCGGAGAAATCTAGTTCCTCGCCTTCAGTAACTTCGGCTTCTAGAGCGGCAACATCTTCTTTTAGATTTTCGATCTGCTCTTGAATGACTTCCTTCTTTGCTTCCTCAGGGGAGGCAGGAGCGGCAGCAGCATCTTCAGCAGGAGCTTCCTCTTCAGCAGGAGCTTCTTCCATTGGAGGAGCGGGAACTTCATCAGTGTCAGGCTCTTTAACTTCAGTTTCCTGAACGTCCTTGATGACATCTTCGCCTTCAGCGACCTTGACCTTGGCACTCTTGGCTTCGCCCTTGAGTTCCTTCTCGACTTCATTCTTCATCTTGTTCAAGAGAGAAGGATCTTCGATTAGCTCATTTAGCTCAACCTTGTGCATCTCTTCTAGCTTCTCGGCAAGCTTGGTGTAATGTGCATTAACAGCAGCTTGACGTAGAATAGAAGATAAAGCAAGAGTAGAGTTGGTTAGAAGAGAGGAGGCCAGTTTATACTGAACTTCTGCTGGGGCAGCGGGAAGTAGAGTCTTAGCAATAGTCCAGGATGCAGCAACACGAGTCTTGGCTTCCTTGGCGGAAAACTTGGATACGGGGGCAGCTTCTTTTGACTTTAGAGCGGCGATTCTTTCTCTTAGAGAGGTTTTAGCGGTCATGTTAAGACTCCTGGTGATTGAAAAGTTCGAACTTCTTCTTTATAGATGTTGAAAGTTTACTTCTTGCTTATTTTAAAATTTACCTTACTTGAGTAGTCTATGTAGGTCAGCGATAACTTGACTGGAATCAGGGAGAATCAGAGATGATGCGGCTTTACGTTGACCTGAGTCACTAGCATCTTTGGTAAAAGCCGTTTTAGGGCCTTCCCAACTATTAGCAACTATCTCTCTTAATGAGGCTCCGGGGAAGGCGGGGACACCAACCCAAGAGGCTTCAACGAACTTTACACCACCATTTGGAAGAGATTTATGACCACAAAGTTCTGCTACACGGCGAGAAACTCCGTCTTGATCTGGAATAAACTGACCCTTACTGTATTTTAAATGATTACAGTAATTTCCATCCTCTTTGACATGATGGCCACAATAGGAGCAAATAACAAGATCCGTTACACATCCCATGGACATGTACTTAGTTTCGCCGCTACGAATATCAGCGACTAATTGAGTATGAGCGTGATCGGTAGCCACTAATAGATCGACAAAATAAACCCATACAGCAGGAGTTATATTGATCTTTCTGAGAATAGCATCAATAATATGACCTTTAGCATGTTTGCTATTCTGTAAATGCTCTACGAAATTGAATGCGCCAACGAAAGACTTATAGGCTAACTTTAGGACTTCATTCTCCCAACCATCTTCATTTTGATTAATCAAATAGGAGCATTCTGGTTTAATGAGATAATCTTCTAGAGCATCCTCGGTCATTACGGAGGACATGATAGTAGTGTGACTCAAAAGATACTTAGTGGTATTAGCAGCTATTTTACTGAAGGAAGCGGTTTTACGCCCGAAAGCTTTAGGACCATGCAACTTCTCCCATGCCTCTACAGAGTACACGGGGTCAATTAATACGGCTGTTGCGGTTTTGTTAAATGACATATTTTACACCAAAAGAAATTCTAATGCGATTCCGTCATAAGACGAATCTACTAGGAAATGCGAGTATTTTGCTCTTACCTGTAACGCTTTAGAGATTTCATTTTCCATTTTAGCAATCTTGTCAGAAGTAAATTCAAGATTTGCTGTTTTATTACGGGGAATATTAACAATTAGATGCTGGTCATAAGACTTAACACTTGAGGTTAAACCTTTTAAAGAAGCTACAGCAGCTACTTTTTTAGCAGTTCTAGTCTTATTTAGCATATGATTGTAAGAACGGACTAGTAAAGAAGATTGGACTCTTAGATCCGGATCATTACCATTGTCCTTATCTAATTCGGCATCAGCTTCTTGAGAACCGTAATTCTTTAAGTCTTCACGAGGAGGAAGATCCACCGGCTCTTTCTTTAGATCATTTTTTCTAGGAGTGCTGTGTTTTACGCCCATCTCTTTGAGCCACTTTTCATCTTTTTCAGAGTGTTCAAATTCATGCGGAGTCTCCTGAGGTTTACCCTGAGTCGCAATCTGATCCTCTTCATTTCTTTTCGAAGCGAACGGATTACCACCATCTCTTCCAGGCTTAGTATGGTATGTCTTATCATAGTAAGGATATTTTCGAGACATCTCATCATTGAAGGCATCTGCGTTCCTATGAAGTAAAGAAGATTTAATCTGGCATTGATCTTCCCTAAATGGAGACTCCCTAGGTAAACCACTGTCTACTAGATCGTCTTTATCTGTCTTCAGGAATTCAGGTTCCATATAAGCTCTCATTAGAATAATGGATAGTTTATTTATTAATAAAAATAGCCTCTCATTTTTAAGAGAGGCTATTTCAGAGGATCTTACTAGATTAGGAGAGTCTTAGAGAAGCTCCAGTGGCATCAGCAGCACTATTACCGCTGTCGATGAACTCACCGTAAACAGAGCCCATACCGTCCTGGATATCAGAAACCATGATAGTGGCATCTTCTGATACAGCGGCCTGCTCAACCTGATAAGCGGTGGAGTAATTGGTCATCCAACAGCCGAGATAAACAGTGACTACAGCATATAGACCGGGATTACCTAGATTGTTAAGTCCACCCTCATTAGGGACATCGGCTCTTACAGCCTGTCCAACATTTGGATCATCTGAAGCTAGCTCGGAGAAGACGATCTCAGTCTTGATATCAAATGGCCACTTGTGGTGCTTGAGGGATCTAACTAGACCGCTTACGCCTGCCTTGTAACCGAACATCTGCATGATATTGGCGAGGTATAGAGCATGACGATTGACAGTCAAGGACATTGGCTGGGTCACACCGGGGACTAGTTCTGCGATCTGATCACCATAGCCTAGACCACGGACAGTATCGACATTCTTGGTTTCGGAAACGTTAAATGAGGTAGTTACACCCATTTTAACAAACTTACCCACATCAACAATGCCGGAGAAAATTTTGAACCTGCTCGAAACTACGGTTTTAGTTTGTGCGCTAGTTCCTTGAAGGTAAAGATAGTTGTCGGCCATTTGAATTATACTCCTCTTTCTAAGAGATTAAAATATTGTTTCCTTAAATTACTCTTCGGAGGCAAGAGATAGGCCCATAAACTTCATTGATGATTCTTTTCCAAGTGTCTTTTTAGCTTGACTTAAAGCAACAGCCCAAGGATTATAGTCTGGGTCATCTCCCTTAAACTCTGGCTTCTTCTTTAATTCTTTTACAATCTCTTCAGCTTTGTTCTTTACAGATTCAGGTTGGCCCTTGAAAGCAGCTTCTTTCTGGCTCTTTGACTTATGGCATTGTTGACAAATTTTATGATCTGGCTTATTGGGGCTAAAGGGCTTCTTGCACTCTTCACAATTGACTGATTTGCTAGCCTTTTTCACACATTCACATTTGCCACCAGAAGTGCATTCGCATTTTTCGTCTTTCTTACACTTTCCACAGCACTCTTTAGAAGACTTCTTTGATTGCTGTTTCTTAGCATCTTCAATGGAGTCTTCAGCTAAGGTTAGAACGTCAAGTTGCTTGTCTAGAACTTTTTCTACTTCAGCTAGTTTCGTTTTTAGACGAACCATATCTTCACCAGCAGATTTAACTAGAGCAGAGTTATTAGCAACTTCTACGGTTTTCTTATAATCGAAGAAAATTCCAGCAACTTTTTCGCCTAGATCCTGAGTGAATTTAAGAGCCTTTTTGGTTTCAGTAGAAGTGATTTCAGAGGAGGCAGTCTTAGAGGACATCTTATCATTCATTAGTGCTTTATTGTCCACAGGAGCTTCTTCCAGAGGTAGCTCATTATTGGGGGTCTCTTCGGCAGGGGCAATATTCAAATCATCAAGGCCGGTTCCACCACCAACAGAATCCACACCCTCATCTACGTTCTTGGAATAGAAGTCGCCTTCAGCGAGTTTATCCTGAGTTGACTGGATAGCCTTCACAATAGACTCATTGAGGGCTAGAATGGCCCTTTCTACTTCCTTAGGCCATGTTGCAGGATTGACAGGATCGCCCAGATTGGTCCACTCATTTTTTGCAGCCTCTAGAAGAGAGACTATACCAGAATCGACTGAAGTTTGTTCTTCAGATTCAGACTCTTCGGCTGCTCCACCTTCTGCGGCTAATTTGAGATTCAATTTTGAATGTTTATCCATTGGTAATTCCTCTTTATGCTGTGGCTCTTCTAATGAAGATTGCTTTCTTTCTACGATTGGTGCAATTTCTTGAAGAAATTGGCTATCACTAAATGGGGCTACAACCTTCTCATTTAAAGATTTTTGGGTTAAGTTAACTAGATATTTTGCTATTACTCCAGCTAGCATTCCTGTATTTAATCTAGTTGCACCGGGAACAGATTGCTGCAAATCGGTAACAACTTTCGCTGCTAAAGCATTTTCGCCACGCTTATTGAGCAAATCGGCTAGGGCCATTCTTTTTGTTTTTACATAATCAAGGATCTGTTTTGCAGTATCATTGACATCGGCTTCTTTTTCCAAAGAGCCTTCCTTATCCTGATAAGTTTTATCCTTTTCATACTCTTTTGAGGGGTTGCTAGTTTTTTGAGGAAGATCCAGTTCTTTGACTTGAGGATTATGTTTATCACATATGATCCCTTTATCCTTACAGTCGGAACATTCTACTTCGGCTATAGCCCTTTTTCTCATCATGTTAGATTTCATTTTGTTACCTTTAGGCTGTTGCATCAGGAAGTTGAGTTAACTGAGCAGGGGTAATTGCTCTTAGAGAAGTCATAGCGGCTAGAATACGAGTATCCATTTCAGCGGCCCAGGCAGTGGCGGCGTTAACTGGAGTAACAGTAGATCCAGTAATGCAGTCTAAAGTTCCTTGAACTACAGCGGGTTGACCAGGAAGGGCAACAGGAAGAGCAGACATAAATCTAACTGGACTACTAGATAGAGCAGTTGTGATTCCAACATTATATGTCGATCCGGCTACTGAAAAAGTAAAGGTTTGCATGGACACAGAATCAGTAAAGGTGCCAGACATATTGACAATAGGATCACCATAAGCAGCAATCCTTTGTCTATCTGAAGCATCAGTTACATCTCCTACAAAACTAGGCTGTAGGGTGACAGTGACAATATTGTTTAGATGTTGTACTACTGGATGGATCTTCATTATTTATCCAAAGGAAAAAATGGGGGAGGTTTAGTCCCCCATTATCAATTAAAGGCTGGTGGTGATTGTTAGAGCTACATCAATCCAAAGTAGGGAGAAGATGGGCTTTAAGGTGAAGGCCACATGAACTACCGTAGGATCGGAGGCATCGGGAGTGACTACTAGATTCTTGTAGCCTTCGATGATTTCATTAGCAACTAAGGTTCCCAAGGTAGAGCTAGTTACGATGGAGATAGAATTCAAGGCAGTTTGTAGTAGCTTACGGCCAATGAACTGGTCTAGAGCGGAACGAACCTGCTTGCGAGTGTAATCCACAATCAAGCGGCTAGTAGGTTCTCTCTTTAGCACTGAAGAATTATCAGTGGTTACCCAGTGACGAATCTGTAGTGAACCATTGTTATTGTAGAGGCAGGTAATACCGTCACCAGCCATTAGGTCCAAGGTGGGCTCATCGTAGGAGGCAATTAAGCTATCGAAACCAACTAGGCTGCTACGAGTTAGTGTAGTAGCTACGTCAATCGCGGGGTTAATGATTGCACCAGCCATGGCAGCGGCAACGAACTCTCCGCCAACAGCGTACTGAGCAGTCTTGCCACCAGTGGTTAGGGAGATTAGGGCTCCGGTAACACCCATTGCAGTCATTCTGTCAGAAGCG